ACTCAGGCCACGTCGACGAGGGTAGAGGGAATCACCCTGCCGCCGCCCGAAGATCATAGCACGGGCGCGATTGTGGAAGAAGTTTCAGATGTGGTCCCCGGCGAGGACGCTCGTGCCGTTCAATCGCCGCCACTGCCAGACGCCGAATGCGGGGTTTCAAGGGCTGGCGCTCCTTCGGAGACGCAATACGCCGAGTTTAAGGACTCGATTCTGCGTGCGGCTGATAGCGGCATCGAAGCGCCGCCATCACAGGAGCTAGGTGCGGTAGCGGAGCCGAAGGCGGAGCGCGTAGCCCCACAAGATCAAAAGTTTGATCTTAAATCACCGCCTCCGATCTCCGACGAACAAGCCATGGAACGAATGGAAGAAGCCCGTATCGTCTTCCAGTCCCATCGTGAACAGGTGACGGCATGACCCGCCGCACCCCCGAGCAACGTGAGCTCGACCGCCGGGCCGATGAGATCGCGAAGGCGGCCGACCGTGCCCCCAAGGGCCGGAAATGGGAACTGGCGTTCCTTGCCAGACAGGCCCGTACCGAGGCTTTGGCGAAGGGTCCTATAGCTCGCTCGGCCAAGCGGCCTTCGCAAAGCAACGGCGCGAGCGCGTGAACTACCACAATGAAAACGACCCGTTCACGGCGGCATGGCTGCGCGAGGTTATCGCCGCAGGCCTCATCCCGCCCGGTGAAGTGGATGAACGGAGCATAGTCGATGTCAGGCCAAGCGACCTTGAAGGCTACACAAGCTGCCATTTCTTCGCCGGCATCGGCGGCTGGCCGTACGCTCTTCGACTTGCCGGATGGCCGGACGCTCGCCCCACATGGAGCGGCTCCTGTCCGTGTCAGCCGTTCTCCTCGGTCGGAGAGCGCAGGGGGTTTTCCGACGATCGCCACCTTTGGCCCATCTGGCTCAAGCTTATCAGAAAGCGCCGTCCTCCAAGCATCTTTGGAGAGCAAGTTGCGAGCGCTGCTGACTGGCTCGCCCTTGTGCGAAGTGATCTGGAAAGAATGGCCTACGCCGTGGGGTGCATGCCTATCGAAGCCGCGAGCACGGATGCGGACCATCGCCGGGACCGATTTTGGTTTGTGGCCCACGGCGCGGGCGAACAAGTGGGGCGTTCCGGACAGTCACGGCAACGTCTCGATGTGGCCGACACCGACGACGAGCGACTACAAGAACCGCGGATATCACAAGAAGGGCGAGACGTGGTGGGCGTCGGTTCCTGGGGCGGCCGGAGCGGCGACTATTCCCTCCTATCCTGTCCCGACGGCCGACAGCGGCGCGTTAAACCCGGAATTCGTCTGCTGGCTCATGGGGTACCCAACCGAGTGGGTCTCCTGCGGGGCTTCGGTAACGCGATCGATCCGCGCCCGGCCGCCGCGTTCATCCAAGCCGCCATGCACGCCATGACGGACACCGTCGGTTCTGCACCTCTGCCCAATGCAGGCGGGAGTATGAACACATCATCTCGCTCGGCGCAAAGCGCGCCTCCGCAAATCGTTCGGGGGCCTGCGCGATGAGTGACGACCTGTTTCCGTCGCTTGGCCCGCAAGTCCGCCGCATCGTGTGCCTCTTTAGTTGCGGCGCGGCGAGTGCTGTCGCGACCAAACTCGCGCTCGCCGACGCGGGCCAATATGCCGAACTGGTCATTCACAATAACGAGGTGATTGAGGAGCATCCTGATAATAAACGCTTCCTTGCCGACTGCGAGCGATGGTTCGGCCATCAGATAATCACGCTTCGCAACGAGAAATATAACGCATCCATCTACGAGGTGTTTCGTCGCGAGCGGTTTCTGAAGGGCAACGGCGGCGCCCCTTGCACTAAGCTCCTGAAGCGGAGCATGACGGCCCGGACGTATCGTCCAGGCGATCAGATCGTTTTGGGCTTTACTGCGGAAGAAACCGACCGCCTCGACAAATACATCGACGCCAATCCGACACATCAAGCGCGCGCACCTCTGATAGAGCGCGGGCTGAAGAAAGCAGACTGCCTGGCGATGATCCGGCGCGCAGGGATCGAACTGCCCGCGATGTATCGGTTGGGCTATCAAAACAATAACTGTCGCGGCTGCGTCAAAGGCGGCATGGGATATTGGAACAAGATCAGGGTCGATTTCCCCGAGTATTTTGCCCGCATGTCTGCCGTCGAGCAATTGCTCGGTCCCGGGAGCTATCTATTCCAAGGGAAAAAGAAGGGCGACCCCCGCGTATCGCTCCGCGACCTCGATCCGAAGGCCGGGCGCTACCAAGACGAGCCAGACATTTCCTGCTCTGCCGTCTGCGAGATGGTCGATTTCGATCCTGTCGCCGCTCTCACCGATGTTGCGGAAACCCGTTCTCCCAAAAGCATCGGCGAGAGCAAGCCGCAGGCGAGCGGAGCGAACTACATCTCCCCCACATCGAAGGGTGGTGCGCTGTGAGTAGCAAGTACGATAAGCCGCAGCCGGGCGAGTGGGTGCGTCCTGTACGACGCGGTTACAAGCTCGCCTGCTGCGACTGCTGTCTTGTGCATCGCCTGGATTTCCGCGTCGTGAAGTACGGCAGCGGTCATAAGGTCGAGTTCAGGGTATTCCGGCACAACCGCGCTACGGCCACCATGCGGCGCCGGAACGGAATCGTCGTCCGATGACCCGCCATCGCATGATCCCGACGCCGCTGGATGGCTCGAGCGAGGCCGCGCTCCACCGTGCCGTCGCCGAGTTCCTGGGTTGGACACTGCACCCTCCGATCATCTGGACGACGTTAGGCCATGGCGGCGGCGGCCGCGTGCGGGGCGCCCAGCTCAAGGCCATGGGCCTCAAGCCCGGCTGGCCCGACATCCTGATCATCGCTCCGGGCCCCAACGTGCTGGGCATCGAATTGAAGCGCCCCGGCAAGGGCGGCTCGCAATCACCCGAACAGAAGGCGGTCGAGACGGCGTTTCACGGCTGCAAGGCATGGTACGCGCTGTGCCGATCGGTCGAGGAAGTCCAGCGCGCGATCGAGTTCGTGAAGATCCCCGTGGCTCCCTACAACAAGGCGGCGGCAGCATGAGCAACATCGAAGCCCCCCCCCGGTACGGCGACATCATGGGCACCATGAAGCGCGCCGCGAACGATTGGTACATGGAGCAGCCCGACGCGGTTGAGGCACTCCTGCGCGCCGAGCGGTTCTCCGGCCTGTCGTGGGACCCGGCCTGTGGTGTCGGCACGATTCCCGGTGTTCTGGAAGCCGCCGGGCTCGACGTCATTGGATCGGATCTGGTCGATCGCGCCGATCTACTCTGGCCGCTGCACGACTTCCTGAAAGACGAATTCGCGGGCGCCGATCCGATCGCCAACATCGTCTCGAATCCGCCCTTCAATCTGTCACGCCAGTTCGCCGACAAAGCCCTGTCGATCGCGACGCACAAGGTGGCGTTCCTCCTACCCCTCACATTCCTTGAAGGCCAGGAGCGCTGCGTCTGGCTGGAAACGACGCCGCTCGCGCGCGTGCATGTCTTCGCCTATCGCGTCTCGATGCCGCCCGGCGAACTGCTGACGGCCGGCAAAGTCAAGCCCGAGGGCGGCAAGAAGGCCTTCGCCTGGTTCGTCTGGGAACAGGGCTGGCGCGGCCCGGCGCAAGTTCGCTTCCTGCACAAGACAGAGGCGCAGTAGATGCACCACTACCCGCATCACATCGGCGATTACCGGGCACACACGGCGCATCTGTCGATGACCGAGGACGGCGCATACCGGCGCTTGCTCGACCTGTCGTACATGAGCGAGCGTCCGCTGCCTGCCGACCTGTCCGCCGTGCAACGCCTCGCGGGTGCCCATGACAAGGCCGAGCGCGCCGCCGTCGAGACGATCCTGCGCGAGTTCTTCACGCTCTGTGAGGACGGCTGGCGGCAGGCGCGCGTCGATGAGGAAGTCACCGCCTATCAGGCCAAGGCCGACAAGGCGCGGAGGAACGGCAAGGGCGGCGGCCGACCGCGCAAGACAAAACCCACAAATAACCAAGACGGTTATTCCACGGTTATCAAAACCGAACCCAGCGAAAAGCTAACCGTAAACCGGGAACCGTTAACCGGGAACCAACTCAAAGAGGAAGAGGGCGGCAAGCCGCCACGCACCCCCAAGCCGGAGAAGGCCGATGGAAAATTCAAGCTCCCCGCCGACTGGAGGCCTGACCTCGATTGCCGGGCCTATGCGCAAGATCGCGGGCTCGATCCCGACGCCACGGCCGACGTTTTCGTCGACCACTTCACCAACCGGAAGGGCAAATCCGAACGGCGTGACGCTGACGGATGGCGCAAGCGCTGGGAAATCTGGGTCCGCACTGACGCCGACAGAACCGGGACGGTGGGAACGCGCCCAGCTCGCGCCGCTGCACCTGCCCGAGGCAACGACGCGTTCTATCACGAACTCGCTGCTATCAGCGATCGTTCACGCGCCAGTGACCAGGTTCTCGAAGGACGGGCAGATGATGCCCGCGAGCCCACGCTTCCAGATGAAGCCTGGCATGCCCCGCGCTGAGATCGTGCAGAATCTTCGGGCCGTGGTGGCCTCGCTCGCCCGGGCTCGGGATGCCGACGTGGCGCCCATCGTGGCGACCCTGAAGGCTCGCACCAGGGGCCGCACGGAAGGCGAGGGCGAGGCCCGGTTCAACGCCAACGTGCTGGTCACGGACCTGTGCGGCTATCCCCTCGATGTCGTCCGCTACGCCTGCGAGGCGTGGATCGACACGCCTGACGGCAAATGGTTCCCGGCATGGGCCGACCTGAAAGCTCTGTGTGACCAGCGCATGCGCGGCCGTCTGGCGCTCGAGAAGGGGTTGAACTGGATGCTGGAGCAGACGCCGTGAAGGCCACCAAGGAACACCTTGAAGCGCGTCTGCGGTCCATCGCGGCCACGGCCCTTCAAGCCATCGACTTCACCGGCGATCTGGAAACGCTCGGCGCGCATTTGGACGACCTTGAACAGGACCTCAAGGAGGCCATGCACTTGGCCAACACCCTCGAATGAACGCCACCCAGCCCGCCATCGACTGGCACCTCGGATCACTGGAAGCCCGCCTGCGCTTCTGGTCGACGGTTCCCGGTGCCGAGGCCATGCGCGCGAGAATCGAAGCCGAGATCAAAGCCCACTGCGATCCCCAATTGCACAGTCCTGCAGCGCGCACGTCGAGCGAAGCGAGAGAGCAATAATGAACGGCAAGCCCTGGACTGCAGCCGATACGGTAACGCTGGAGAGGATGGCTGGACGCCCCGATGCCCAGATCGCCGAGACAACGGGCCATAGCGTGCCGACGATCCGGGAGCGCCGCCGCGCATTGGGCCTGCGCCCATGCCAGCATCGCGCCCACTGGACGCGCCGGGATTGGCTGATGGCTGACGCTGCGGGGCTTGACTTTCAAATATCACTTTGACGCCTATGGGTGGCCGTAGCTCACAACAGAGAGCATCGGCCCATTACTACTTCAGCAGCGAATAGCAAACGCGGAGCCAAGCCCGGCGAGCGTCGCGGCGGCCGACAGAAGGGCACGCCCAACAAGATCACGGCAGACGTGAAGGCCCTTGCCCGCGTCTATGGCCCAGAGGCCATCAAGGCGCTTGCGAAGCTAATGCGGACGGCTAGCAGCGAGAAGGCTCGCGCGTCGGCGGCGTCTGATCTACTCGACCGCGGCTATGGCAGGCCGTCTCAGGCGATCACAGGCGAGGATGGCGGCCCCGTCCAGCACGTTCACCGCGTCGAGCTCGTGGATCTGGAGGGCGGCAAGTAATGCCCCTCGACGGCACCACCGCACAGATCGCGCTCCCCCCGAAGCTGAAGAGCCTATTCATCGGCCCGGCCGACGTGCGCGGAGCCTTTGGCGGTCGCGGCTCGGCCAAGACCCGCACTTTCGCCAAGATGGTAGCCGTCCGCGGCTACATGTTCGGCAAGTCCGGCGAGAGCGGCATCCTCCTGTGCGCCCGCCAGTTCATGAACAGCTTGGCCGATTCCTCGCTGGAGGAGGTCAAGCGCGCGATCGAGGAGGAGCCGTTCCTCGCGGCCTACTACGAGGTGGGCGAGAAGTTCATCAAGAGCCGAGACGGTCGCATTGAATTCGCCTTCTCCGGGCTCGACCGCAGCATCGAGAGCGTGAAGTCCAAGGGTCGCATCCTGATCTGCTGGGTGGACGAGGCCGAGCCTGTGACGGCCGCCGCGTGGTCGATCCTGATCCCGACCCTGCGCGAGGAAGGCACCGACTGGAACGCCGAGCTTTGGGTGACGTGGAACCCAAAGCGCAAGAGCGCCGCCGTCGAGAGCCGGTTCCGCAACAGCAAGGACCCGCTGATCCGCATCGTCGAGATGAACTATAGGGACAACCCCAAGTTTCCCGCCATGCTCGAGCGCGCCCGCCTGCGCGACCAGGCCGAGCGCCCCGACCAGTACGCCCATATCTGGGAAGGCGACTACGTCTCGGTGATCGAGGGCGCCTATTACGCCGCGTCCCTCACGCTGGCGCGCGCGCAGGGCCGCATTGGCCGTGTGGCCGCCGATCCGCTGATGACCATCCGCTTGTTCTGCGACATCGGCGGCACGGGTGCGCGGGCGGACGCCTTCACGATCTGGGCGGCACAGTTCATCGGCCGCGAGATTCGCTGGCTGAACTACTACGAGACACAAGGTCAGCCGATCGCCACGCATCTCGATTGGTGTAGGAGACAAGGCTACACCCCGGCGCGGGCTCAATTCTGGCTCCCTCACGACGGCGACAGCAACGACCGCGTCTATGACGTCAGCTACGCCTCGGCGCTGCGTGACGCAGGCTATGAGGTCACGGTCGTTCCCAATCAAGGCAAGGGCGCCGCTTCCAAGCGCATCGAGTCCGGACGCCGCCTGTTCCCAGCCATGTGGTTCAACGAGGCCACGACTGAGCCCGGCCTGGACGCGCTGGGCTGGTATCACGAGAAGCGCGATGAGAAGCGCAGCATCGGCCTCGGCCCCGATCATGATTGGTCTTCGCACGGTGCCGACGGCTTCGGCATGGGCTGCATCGTCTACGAGGAGCCTGAGGTGAAGGCCGCCAAGGCCCGCGCGCCCCGCGGCAACGGAAACTGGATGGCCGCATGAACTGGCTGCTGTTCCGCGACGCCCTGCTGGCCGGCGCTTCTCCCCTCGCCCTCAAGATCGGGATGCTGATGTATGGCCGCTAAACCCAAGCGCGCTGCACTGCGCAATCCCAAGAACGCCCTGGTCGATCGCGCGCGCGCAATGACCAAGAGCGCCAAAGCATCGAAGGATCGCCCGCTCGAGACATCCAAGGTCGCCGTCACCAAGGAGGGCGAAGACCTGCACGAGCGCGCCATGCGCCACGCCAACGAGGCTTGGCTGCAGGAGTTCGAGAACATCGACAAGGGGCGCGACGATCAGCGCTTCTATGCCGGCGAGCAGTGGCCGATGGATGCGCTCCAGCAGCGCAGGGACGAGAACCGCCCGGTCATCACGATCAACCGCCTGCCGGGCTTCGTGCGCCAACTGACCGGCGACGTGCGCCAGAACACGCCCAGCGTCAAGGTCCTGCCGGCGCACGGCGAGGCATCGAGGGAAGTCGCCAAGATCTTCAACGGCCTGATCCGCAACATCGAGACCGAGAGCAACGCCAAACAGGCTTACGTCAAGGGCGTCGAGAACGCGGCCATCTGCGGCATCGGCGGCTGGCGGATCACCACGCAATACAGCTCGGACGACGGCTTCGACCAGGATATTCGCATCAAGCGTATTACCGATCCGTTCTCGATCCTGATGGACCCCATGGCGCGCGAAGCCGACAAGTCGGACGCCCGCTACGGGTTCGTCTTCGAGGACCTGTCGAAGGAGGAGTTCGCCGAACGCTACCCCGACCAGCCGATCGACAGCATGCCGACCAGCGTGGCGGGCGCGATGAGCGTGGCGTGGACCACGGCCGACACCGTGAAGGTGGCCGAGTATTGGTATCGTGAGACCCGGCGCCGCAAGCTGCAACTGATGAGCGACGGCGCGGTCCGCTATGCCGATGAGGCCAAGCCATCGGAAGCGCCCGAGCCCGGCGAGCCGCCCGAGGCGGAGGCCACCGTCGCCCAGGAGCGCGACGTGGACGCCGTGCAGATCAAGTCGCTGATCATGAACGGCAAGGAAGTCCTGGGCGGCCCCTACGATTGGGCGGGCCGCTATATCCCGATCTGCGTCGTGACCGGCGAGGAGATTTATTTCGACGGCCGGGTCGTGCGTCGCGGCATGGTGCGCGACGCCAAGGACCCCCAGCGCGTCTATAATTACACGCGCACGGCTGCGGTCGAGGCCGTGGCCATGCAGCCCAAGTCGCCCTTCACGGCCACCAAGGAACAGGTCAAGGGCTACGAGCGGCAGTGGGACGAAGCGGGGTCAAAGAATCTCTCGGTGTTGATCTACAACTCCGACCCCAAGGTGCCGGGGCCGCCGCAGCGTGTCCAGCCGGCCATTACCTCCACCGGCCTCGATATCCAGAGCCAGCTCGCCAACGACGACATGAAGGGCGTGACCGGCATCTACGACGCTTCGCTGGGCCAGAAGAGCAACGAGACCTCGGGCCGCGCCATTCTCGCCCGCCAGAAGGAAGGCGATACCGGCACGTTCCACTTCATCGACAATCTCGGCGTGGCGATCGAGCACTGTGGCCGCATCCTCGTGGACCTCATTCCCAAGATATACGACTCGACCCGCATCGTGCGCACGCTCGAGGAGGATGGCTCCGAGGAGATGGTGCCGATCAACGTCCCGCATCCGAGCGCGGTCGACGAACAGGGCGAACACATCGTCCTGAACGACCTCAGCGTCGGCGAATACGACGTGGTCGTCAGCACCGGCCCGAGCTACGCCACCAAGCGCCAGGAGGCGGCCGAGAGCCTGACGGAGTTCATGCGCACGGTCCCGCAGTCGGGCTCGGTGATCGCCGATCTGGTGGCCAAGAACATGGACTGGCCGGGTGCCGATGAGATCGCGGCCCGACTCAAGAAGATGCTGCCGCCGGGCATCACGGAGGAGGGGCCGCCCCAGCCGCCTCCCCCGCCACCAGACCTGGTCGCCAAGCTCGAAAAGACGAAGGCCGAGGTCGATTTGCTGCAGGCCAAGACCGACGGCCAGCACATCGCCAATGCCGAGGCCGGCGCCACGCTGCTGGTCGAACTTCAGCAGATGCACGCCACGATGGCGTCGCTTATGCAGGCGCTGACCACCGGCCAGCCCATACTGGCGGCGCCGGCCGCACAAGCGCCTGGGGCGCCGATCCCGCCCATCGTGCCGCCCGTGCTGACAGGCCCCGCCGCGGCGCCAGCTGCACACGCGCCTTCCCATCCGCAGGCCGCGCCGCCGATGGGCGAACTTGAACCCATGCAACAGCCAGGAGCATAGCCTTGAGCGACAACACGCTTGACACGTCCGCCCCGGCGGAGGATGCTACAAAAACCGTAGCGGACATCGCTGCGGTCGCTGCCACGACCGACGCCGATTCAGCACCGGCCCCCACGGAGGACAATCCTCCGGCGGACGCGCAAGACAAGCCCGACAAGGGCGAGCCTCCTGCGTCGATCCAGAAAGCAATCAACCGACTAACCCGCCGAGCGGGAGAAGCAGAACGCCGCGCCATGCGGGCGGAAGCCAGAGCCGAAGCGCTCGAAGCCGTCAGGGCTTCAACGCCGACGCCGGTCCCGCCCAAGAGCGCCGAGCTTAAGCAGTCGGACTTCGCGACCTACGACGAGTTCATCCGTGCGCAGGCCAGAGAAGAGGCCAAGGCGGCGGTGAGAGAGGAAATGTCGGCCACGCAACGCGAGCAATCGCAACGCCAGGCCGGCGAGGCTGAAGAGCGGCAGAAGCAGTCCTTCCTTCGCGAAGGCGCCAAGCAGGCCAAGGCCGCGGGAATCGACTTCGACGAAGCCTGGGACACACTGAAGGAAGCCCCCAAGGTCTCGCCGGCAGTTGCCGCCTACCTCTACGACGCCGAACACAAAGCGTTGCTTGCCGACTTCCTCGCGAACGATCCCGATGAACTGGCTCGCCTTTCCGATCTGCCTCCCCTTGCCGCGGTTCGTGAGCTGGCAAAGGCCGAAGTGCGGTTGAGCACCAAGCCGGCGCCGAAACGTTCATCGGCCCCGCCGCCGCCGCCCACGCTGGGAGGTGGAGGAGTCGCCCCGCAAAGCATCGAGCGCATGAACTACGCAGACGTTCGCAAGCTCGTTGCCGGATGGGCGAAGCACTAGGGGCCTGACCAAGGGTCAAGGCAATGTCGAACACCATTATCACCCCGTCGATCATCGCGAAGGTCGGTCTGGCGCAGCTCCAGAACAACCTCGTGATGGGCAACAAGGTCTATCGTCAGTACTCCAAGGAGTTCGTGAAGGTCGGCGACACGATCAGCGTGCGTCGTCCGGTCCAGTTCTCGGCCCAGGACGGCGCCACCGCCGTCAACCAGGACGTGACCGAGGGCAAGTTCAGCGTCCAGATGGCGAGCCGCAAGCACGTCTCCTGGTCGTTCAACACCCAGGACCTCACCCTGTCGGTCGAGGACTACAACGAGCGCTATATCCGCCCCGCGGCGATCGCGCTGGCCAACCAGATCGATTACGACCTGTGCGGCCTCTACAACAAGGTCTGGAACTGGGTCGGCACGCCCGGCCAGGTCGTCAACTCGTACGCCGATTTCGCCCTCGGGCCGAAGCGTCTCGACAAGATGGCCGTGCCACAGGACATGCGCCAGTCGGTCCTCTCGCCCGACGACAAGTGGGGCATGCTGGGTAGCCAGACCGCTCTCTACATCCAGGGCGCGGCCAACGATGCCTATCGCCGGGGCGATCTGGGCGACATCGGTGGCGTCTCGACCGCCATGGACCAGAACATCCGCCAGCACACGACGGGCGCCCTCGCGGGTTCCCCGCAGGTGGACGGCGCCAACCAGAACGTGACCTACGCCACGTCGAAGGACAGCAACACGTTCTCGCTGATCACCAAGGGCTGGACCGGCAACACCACGATCTTGCCGGGCGACGTGCTGACCCTCGACGGTTGCTACTCGGTCAATCCGAAGAGCAAGGCCACCACGGGCGTCCTGCAGCAGTTCGTCGTGATCTCCGGCGGGCCTGCCAGCGGCGGCGGTGCGGCAACCCTGGTCCTCGCTCCGGCGATGATCACCTCCGGCCCCTACCAGAACGTGACGGCGGCGCCGGCCGATTCGGCCACCATCACGCCGCTAGGCACGGGCGCCACCGCCTACGCGCAGAACCTGGTGTTCCACAAGAACGCCTTCGCCCTGGTCACCGCCGATCTGCAGATGCCGGACGGCGTGGCCTTCAAGGCACGAGAGGCGCAGGACGGCTACAGCCTGCGCGTCATCAAGTGGTACGACGGCGAGAACGACGAAGAGAAGATCCGGCTGGATGTCCTCTACGGCGTGAAAGCCATCTACGCCGACCTCGCCACCCGCCTCTCCGGCACCGCGTAACCGGACAAGGAAGGAGAAAAACCATGTCCAATCCACAGTACCTCGATGACGCCCGCACCGACGGCGCGATCCTCGGCCAGACGTCGGCCGCCAAAGTCGGCTTCTGGGGCGTCACTCCGGTCGTCCAGCCGGCCGCTTCCGCCTTCCCGGCGGTGGCGACCACGGCCGCCATCAGCTCGTCCACCTCGGCAACCTGCTTCGGCTTCACGTCGGCGCAGGCCACCGCGCTGATCACGCTCGCCAATGGCCTCCGCGCCATGGGCGTGACGGCGGGCAACTGGTCCACCTGATCGATACCGGGCGGGGTTTCGGCCCCGTCCGCTCTTTCCTCTCTGCCATGGGTGCCGCTTGAAGATCACGGCGATAATCCCCTCGCGGGGCCGCAGCTTCCAGCTTCTTGCCACGATCCGAACGGCCCAGAAGCTCGAAAGCGGCAAGCACGAAGTGACCTACATTGTGGGCTGCGACTCCGACGATCCCGAGACCATCGGCATGTGCCAGCTCATGAAAGCGGGCTCCGCCGCTGGAGGCCAGGTCACGGCGCACTGCTTCGAGCGCACCGGCTCGCTAGGCGCCATGGTCAACCAAATGTGCCGCGACGTGCCGGGCGATGTCTACTGCTCGATGTGCGACGACATGCTGATCGTCACACCGGGCTGGGACGACAAGATCGCCGAGGCGGTCGGCCGCGCCCCCGATGGCGTGTTCTGGTGGAAGACCG